TATGTTTTAACTGCAGATGTTTCAAAGGGAAGAGGGCAAGACTATAGTACTTTTTCTGTCATTGATATAACAAACCAACCATTTAAACAAGTTTGTACATATAGAAATAATACAATTTCCCCGCTATTATTCCCAGATGTTATTATTAGAGCAGCAAAAACATATAACGATGCGCTTGTAATTATAGAGAATAATGATGCAGGACAAGTAGTATGTAATGCTGTTTATTATGAACATGAGTATGAAAATACTTTTACAACAAGCACAGTAAAATCAAATGGTATTGGCGTAACAATGTCTGCAAAAGTTAAACGAATGGGCTGTTCTAACTTAAAAGATTTGTTAGAAGGCGGTAAATTATTATTGGTTGATCCCAATACAATAGCAGAATTTAGTTCGTTTGAGCCAAAGGGTAACTCATATTCGGGTGCAAGTGGAACACACGATGATTCTGTAATGAACTTTGTTTTATTTGCATGGTTTGTTAGTACTGACTTTTTCAGATCATTAACTGATATAGAAATTAAAGATCTTCTATATAAAGAAAGGATTCTGGAAATGGAAGAGGATCTACCTCCATTTGGTTATATGCATGGATCTAAAGATAATAGAAACGATGAGCATAGTAACTTAGTAGATAATATTAAAGATTGGAAATCGGCCTTTTAAGGGCCGTTATAAAATAAATATTGTTATTGAGAATATTCTTATTATGCTAATTATAAATTGTAAAACAAAATACACTGAAAGGAAAAACTTATGGGATTTTTAGTATCACCTGGAGTTGAGATCAAAGAAACTGATCTCACAGATATAGTGCCAGCACAATCCACCTCTATTGGTGGATATGCAGGGTACTTTCGTTGGGGACCGTCGGGACGTTTAGTCACGGTAGGCTCAGAAACAGACCTCGCTAAGGTTTTTGGAACACCAGAAATCAAGGGAGAAATCGAAGTTAGCTTCTTAACTGCTGCTAGCTTTTTAAAATATGGCAATTCATTAAAAGTAGCGCGGGCCGTTAATGGCTCTTATAACGCGACATCAGGAGGCGCAGGTATGGATACTATTCCAGCACCAGCCGGCTTCACTGGCGATTATGACCCAGGCGTAATTAATGGACAAGACGACTTAGATAGATTATCATCTGAATTACTTGGGATTGATTCGAATATCGTTGCACGATATGCGGGTTCTTTAGGTAACTCACTGCGTGTTTATTTTATAACAGAAGACAATTGGGACACAGTAGATAGTACCATTAAAGCTCAATTAGGATATAAACCAACCAACACTGTTTGGGCGGAAAATCTTTTAGGCGATACAACTGCAAAAGATGAAATTCACGTATTGGTTGTAGACCAAGGTGGTGCATTTTCTGGAGATCAAGGTAGCATTCTTGAAATTTACCAAGGTTTATCAATGGCAGCAAATGCAAAAGATGAGTTTGGTGAGTCTAACTATTGGGTTTCTAAATTAAATGGAGGAAGTTCATATGTTTGGGCCGTTCGTCCTACTGAAGAGCCTATTCTTGTTCAAGGAGCGCTTATAGATTTTTATGCTGGAATTAATAGTATTTTACAAGAGGTTACAGAGACCACCGGCACAGTGACAGTTCCAGTGGAAGGTTTTGAAGAATATTATGTTGATCTCGCAGATGGAATGGACGACGCCGATTATACTGCAGATCCTGTAGTGGAGGCAATCGAATTATTTGGCGATTATGAAACCGTTGATGTTAACTTGATTTTTGCACAGAACTTTACAGAGCTTGCTCTTGATTACGATTATGTAACGTCAAAAACCAAAACCGTTGATGATAAACTTTTAGAAATTGCTAATACACGTAAAGACTGTATGGCATTCCTTTCTGCTCCTTTAAAGGTTAAAGAATACACAAATGATGTCGACCGATTGAATGAGGTATTATGGAAATTTGAAGGTAAATCTGGCTCCGGAGGTGTTACTTCTACAAGTTATGCAGTATTTGATAGTACTCCTGCTTATGTTTATAATCGTTATAAAGACCAATATGTTTGGATTCCTTTATGCGGTCATATTGCAGGTCTTTGCGCAAATACAGATAATGTTTCAGAGCCATGGTTCTCTCCAGCTGGATTAAACCGAGGTAATATTCAAAGTGTTATTAAACTTGCTTACAATCCTAAGCAGGCCGATCGTGATGAATTATACAAGAAAAGAGTTAACCCAGTGGTTTCTTTCCCTGGCCAAGGTATCGTTCTATATGGTGATAAGACAGCCCTAGCACGTCCTTCTGCGTTTGATCGCATTAATGTTCGTAGGTTGTTTATGACCGTTGAGAAGGCAATTGCTACATCTGCTAAATTCCAGTTATTTGAAATTAACGACGAGTTTACAAGATCAGCTTTTGTTAATGCAATCGCGCCATTCTTACGAGATGTTCAAGGTCGTCGAGGAATCGAAGACTTTAAGATAGTGTGTGACTCATCGAATAATACATCACAAGTTGTTGATGGAAACCGATTCGTTGCTGATATTTACATCAAGCCGTTACGTTCAATTAACTTTATCACGCTTAACTTTATAGCTACCAGAACAGGTGCTATTTTTGAAGAGCTGGTTTAATAAAGGATTGATAAATATTAATATAAACAGTAGAAAATAAAAAAAATGAGTAATATATCAGATTTTAAATCACAATTAACAGGGGGAGGCGCAAGGCCAAACCTATTCAAATGTAAAGTGTTTTTTCCGCCTGAGCTTTCAACAGATACGTTGACTAAGCTTGGTAGCTTTATGATCAAAGGAGCGCAACTTCCATCGAGTGTTATAGCACCCGTCGAAGTTCCTTACCTAGGTCGTAAGTTAAAGGTTGCAGGAGACCGTACATTTGAACCATGGACGATTACAGTTATTAACGACGAAAACATGCTTATAAGGGATGCCTTTGAAACATGGATGGATCTTATTAACGATAATAAAGCAAACACGTCTCAGTACAGCCAATCAGGCGAAGCGCTAAACTATATGCGCCCTGTAGAAGTTGAGCAACTTGGTCGTGATGGCGCAGGTCATGGACTCTCATCCGGACTTGGTGCTGCGATTAAGGGTTATAAATTAATCGATGCATTCCCAACAAACATCAGTGCAATTGATCTTAATTATGAAACCAACGATACGATTGAAGAGTTTACAGTAGAATTTAATTACCAATATTGGGTAAGTAATACCACTGCTGCAACATCAGATTCAAACTAATCGTTATAATTAGTTAAAACAAATTAAGTCTTAGAATTACCCTGAGTTGATCTTGGGGTAATTCTAAGCATTATATATAATATATGAATGTATTCGGATTTGACATAAGTAAAAAGCTAAAGAAAGCAAATATACTAGACGATGAAAGTGACGCAAAGGATTCTATTGAAAGTTTTGCTCCGCCTTTAAATGATGACGGCTCTGCTGTTTTTTCATCAGGGGCGGCGTCTGGTTATTATGGGCAAGTTCTCGATTTGGATAATTTAAATATTCAAAACGAAAAAGATCTAATTAAAAGTTATAGAACGGCGGCAGCTCAACCTGAGTGCGATCTCGCAATTAATGATATTGTTAATGCTGCTATTGTTGGAGATTCTAATACTGCTCCTGTAAATTTAGTTCTTGACGATGTAGATTTAACGGATGGTATTAAAAAGAAATTTAGAGATGAGTTTGATACAATTATTAAACTATTAAAATTTAATTTTAATTCACATGACGTCTTTAGGCGGTGGTATATTGATGGTAAACTATATTACCATTTAATGATTGATTCTGAAAATATTAAACAAGGTATTAAAGATGTTCGATTAATTGATCCTTTACATATTCGTAAAGTAAAAGAAGTTACTAAGAAAGTTAGTAAAAGAACCGGTGAAGAAACCACTGGTGTTACTAAAGAGTATTACCTTTATGGGCAAGATATGTCTGCAGGAAACCAGGCTTTAAAAATCGACCCAAATGTTATTGTATATGTTCCATCGGGAACAACAGACGAAACACAAAAAATTTCAACGTCATATCTTCATAAAAGTGTAAAACTAGTAAACCAATTGCGTGTAATGGAAGACGCTCTTGTTATTTACAGAATATCACGAGCTCCTGAACGCCGCATATTTTATATTGATATTGGTAACCTTCCTAAAGGTAAAGCCGAAGAATATGTTCAAGGAATTATGTCTAAGTATCGTAATAAGTTAATTTACGATGCGCGAACTGGAGAAGTTCAGGATGAAAGTAAGAGCATGAGTATGCTCGAAGATTTTTGGTTACCACGCCGTGAAGGTGGTCGAGGAACAGAGATTACTACGCTCCCAGGCGGTGAGAATCTTTCTCAAATTGATGATGTTATCTTTTTCCAAAAGAAACTATATCGTTCATTAAATGTTCCGTTAAGTAGGATTGATTCTGAAAGCACTTATAACGCTGGACGAGTTAGTGAGATTTCAAGAGAAGAAGTAAAATTCCAAAAGTTTATTAATAGACTTCGCCGTAAGTTTTCGGTATTGTTTATTAATATGCTTAGAGTACAGTGCTTGCTAAAACGCATTTGTACTGAAGAAGAATGGGATGATATTGAACAGAAAATAGCAATTGACTTTATTGAAGATAACTATTTTTCAGAGTTAAAGGACTTTGAAATCCTAAGAGAACGCATTACAATGTTAGAACAAATACAGCCATTTATTGGTAAGTATTATTCTAAGAAGTGGGTAAGATCTAATGTTCTTAACTTCACTGACGAGGATGTTGAAAGAATCGACGCTGAAATTGAAGAAGATCCTGTTGATGATGATGAGTTTTAAAATAGATGCTTAAAACAAAAAATTATATAAATAAATAATATTAAAATGAATACAAACGAATTAATAAAAAGCATAGTTTCAGGCGATACTAAGCAATCTTCTTCGATTTTAAATACTCTTTTAAAAGATAAAGTTAAAACTGAAATCGATTTACAAAGAGTAACTGCAGCAAATAACATTTTTACTGATGCTGAAGATGTTGTTGAAGCTTGTGGCAAAGAGAAAAAGAAGAAGAGTAAAGAAGAAGTAGAAGAAGGTAATGAATTTACTAAAGCTGCTGCTAAAGCAGTTATTGATGGCGAAGAGGAATTCGAATTCAACGGTAAGACTTACAAAGCAACTATTGATAAAGAAGCTGCTAAAAAAATCCTTGGTATTAAAGAAGATAATTTAGAAGAATCGACGGTAAATCTCAAATCTCTACATGGTAAGCCTTATTCGGTTTGGCATAATTTTAAATTAAGTGATTACAATAAAAAACGTGATGAAGTTTTAGCCTTTTTCCATAAACTTACTAATTCAAATAAGAAAGAGGTCTTTATAGATGGAGAAGATATTGTTATTATGCATCGTGGAAAACCACATACAATGCCAGCCTTTTCTAAGAGAAGCGGCATTACTTTTAAAAATGTTTACGATGATATTATAAAACTTTTAGATTCTGTACAACATAATTCAAGTTCGATAAATGAAGCAACAAGATTTGCATAATATGAAACTAATAACAGAACACAACGAGGAGCTAAATTACCTCACCGAAACAAAGGATGGCAAAAAGAGTCATATCATCGAAGGTATCTTTATGCAAGCCGATCAGCTTAATCATAATAAAAGGATTTACCCAAAGGCAATTCTAGAAGGTTCGGTTAAAAAATACGTTGAGAATTACGTTGCAAAAGGTCGCGCAGTTGGTGAATTAAACCATCCTGAAGGCCCTTCAATTAATTTGGATAAAGTATCTCATCGTATTACAGAGCTTAGCTGGAATGGTAACAATGTTATTGGTAAAGCAAAGATTCTTGATACTCCAATGGGAACAATCGTTAAGGGATTACTTGAAGGCGGTTGCCAACTTGGTGTTAGTTCACGAGGAATGGGCAGTGTATCAAAAAATCGCCAAGGCGTTGATGTTGTTAACGAAGACTTTATTTTAGCAACAGTTGATATTGTACAAGATCCTTCAGCTCCGAGCGCATTTGTAAATGGTATTATGGAAGGCGTTGAGTACTTCTTTGAAGGAAACCAAATCGTTACAAAAGCAGCAGAGCATATTAAAGCTGAGGCTGACAAACTTTCTTTAAATCAATTAGAAGAGCAACAGCAGCAGCTGTTCTCATCCTTTCTTAAGGATATTTCAATTGATTTATAAACAAATTTTTTATTATGGTTAATGTGAGAATTTATAGTATGGGAAATAATGAATATTAATGAGACTGAGATCGCTTATGATTTCCTCTCCAACTTAAAAGAAACTAAGAAAAACTAAATATGTCTAATAATATATTAAACGAAGAATATGATGTTTTCGACATTGTCGAAGCTGACTTAGATTCTCTTGACACGTTAGAGGAAGTTCCTAATTTGGAAATAAGTGAAGAAGCCTCTGACTCTGAGGAAACACTCGATGATTCTATTGAAGAATCTGTCGAAGAAACCGAAGAAAACGCTGAAGATATTGCAATCTATAATGAAAGCAATGAAATTAGTGAGGATGTCAATGAGATTGAAGATTATTTAGTACAACGCAGAAATGCACGAACTAAATCCGAAATGGAAATAAGTGAACAACATCCTAACAAACAAGAAACAATGGAAGAACAAGAAATTAGCGAAGAAGCGGTAGCCGTTGAGGAAACCGAAGAAATCGTTGAAGGTTCTGTTGAGCAAGCTGAAGAAGTAGTTGCTGAACAAACTGAAGAAGTTGAAACTACTGAAGAAGTAGAAGAGATCGAAGAAGCTAAGAAAGCTACTAAGAAAGAATCCGATGACGAAGAGGAAGAAGAATCTGATGAAGATTCCGACGACGAAGAAGAAATGGATTCCGACGAAGAAGACGAAGAAGACGAAGAAGAAGAAGAAGAAGACGTA